GTCGAAAGAAAAATACAAGGAGCACTTTTATCTCCAGTTAGAGCTATCGCACAAAGAACCAAAGGAGTTTTAGAAAGACTTAAAGATTTCTTTGTGACCTTATTGGCAGGATGGTTGACGAATCAATTATTTGAAACAGTCAAGGCATATTCTGAAGGAAATAAATCTAAACTTGAAGAAATTAAAAATAATGTTGTAAAGACTCTTGGAGTTGTGGGAGGAATATTTTTATTATTAAATGGTGGATTCTTGGCAATTATAGGACGTGTTGGAACATTATCGGCAACGATTCTTGAGGCAGTCACTGGTGCGATTTTCAAGAAACCATTTCAGGCGCTTGCCGCCGCTGTTTCCAAGATAATTCCCAAACCAGTTCAACAGGCAGCAAAATCAGCAGCAGCAGGATTATCTGGATTTTTAGGAAAGACTGGAAGAGTTCTTCGTGGCGCTGCTCCTGCGATTGCGGGTGGTGTATTATCTGCTATGGATATTGCTGGTGGTGAGGATCCGGGAAGAGCAATTGCTGGTGCTGCTGGTGGTATGACTAGTTCTACTCTAGCATTTGGATTGGGGTCTCTTATTCCATTTCCAGGAACAGGAGTTACTGCTGGGTTCTTTGCCTATAGTCCAGGTGAGCAATTTGCTAAAGGTCTTTATGATACTATGATGGGTAAAAAACCAGAAGAAAAGAAAACAACTCCAAAAACTCAAGCAAAACAATCCAAAACACCAACAGCAGATAATTTACAAATAAGTTCAAGAGAAGAACAAGACTTTTCAAAACCACCAGAAGCTGGAAGAATTGAAATCAAAGGTGATACAAAAGAAGAGGCAAAACCTGCGGAAACATCAGCACAACCACAAGAACAAACATACTCTTATGCTAGCGTTTTTTATGATGAGGCAACAACGGGAGCAATGATTCAACCATTGCCAACACAATCTTTACAAGCAAAAATGGAGAGAGTTGCTCCTCTTCCTGAACCAGAACCAACTGTTGTAATAACATCATCACCATCAGCGCAATCAGCAACTCCAGCGTCTTATGGAGCTTCCGCAAGCACAAATGTTCCTGCTATTCCTTCATCAAATCCAGAAAACTTTTATATTCTTTACTCACAAATGCAGTATAATGTGGTGACATAAGATGGCAGTTTCAGCAGCAGTTTATCGATCATCACTGAACATCTCAAAAATATCAAGTTCAGTCTTTAATACCAATAAAAGTCTGGATAAAGCATCGAAGACTAATATTGGTATCAATAAAACTCTTTTCAAACGAAATCAACAAAAGCGCAAAAATATTACTCAAGGTCAAATCTTATTTTTAAGAAGAAGAGAGGCAGTCAGAAGAAGAGAGCAAGAGAGTATCATTGAGGCATCACGAGTCAGTGGACCAATTCAAAGACAAAGAAATATTATTGCCGAAAGCACAAAAGGATTTTTGGGAAGAATATTAGACTTTATTGGAACAGTAATGGTCGGATGGTTGTTGAATAATCTTCCTACAATTATTGGACTGGCACAAGAACTTATCGCAAGAATACAAAAGTTTGTTGGTATTATGGGATCTTTTGTGAGCAATACCGTTAAAATATTCAAAACTTTTGGAGATACTTTAGGAGCAATTTATAAAGATGTAAGTAGTTTTGATATTACTTTTACAAATACAAGATCCCAAGTTGAGAAATCAATGAATGAACTTGATGATGCGTTTTTCCAATTGAATACTTCTTTTGAGGAAGCTTTAAGTCTTTTTACAACTCCATTAACAGGAGGTGCTTATAGTGGGCAACCAGTTCCAGAACCAGGTAGTCAGTGGGGTGCTGGTGAAGAAGAACCTACACCTTCTGGAGGAGGATTTAGTGGTAGTGGTGTTTCGAAAGGAGTTCAAATTGCCAGAAGACTTCAAAAAGATCTTGGATTAAAAGACTATCAGGCAGCAGCAGTCGTTGGAAATCTTTTACAAGAAAATACAACTTTGGGACCTGATGTTCTTCAAGGATCTAAAAGAGGTCTTTTAACGCAAGTTATGGGAAAGGGTAGAGGATATGGGTGGGCTCAATGGACTGATCCTGGAAGGCAGCAAGAATTATATCAGTTAGCGCAGAGTATGGGTGTTGATCCATCAAAACAACCTCTAACTGATGAAATAAATTATGCGATGCTTGTAAGCGAACTTCCAAGATATGATAGTGGTGGTAGATTTCGTGCTTCAAGAAATATAGAAGAAGCATCAAATTGGCTTTTAGAACAATATTTTAGACCAGGAGATAGAGGAACAAGAGAACAAAAAGAAAGAATTGCTGATGGGCAAAAAGTTTTACAAAAATTAAAATCTAGACCAGAATCAACACCAGCACAAGTATCACCAGCTCCAGGAGTAAGCACCACTGTAATTGATGAACTAGATGTTGTTAGAGATAAAAGTAAATTGGGTGGACTTACTCCAGGTCAGGGATTTGGAGCTGCTCGTGGAGGTGGAAGAAGACATAAAGGCATTGATATTGGAACTTATGGTAAAAAAGGATTCTATGTTTCCTTAAGAAAATCCGGAAAAGTTGTATTTTCTGGTGTTTCGGGAGCATATGGAATTACGGTTGATATTGTTGGTCCAGATGGAACTTGTTATCGATTTGCTCACTTGGCAAAATCAATGGTAAAGGCAGGTCAAACTTATAATGGGCAAACAATAGGTGAAATTGGTAAAACAGGTAGATCAAGTGATATTCATTTACACTTTGAAGTCAGACCTGGAGGACCTTTTGGTGCCGCAATTGATCCTCGCCCATATCTTGGATTACTGGCAATCGGAAGACAACTTACGGGGCAAGCAGGGCAACCAGCACAAGTCTCTACACCAACACCAACACCAGCACAAATATCAGCATCGCAAAGAAGAACAGCGACTCCAGAATCATTGGCAAAAGAACGTAAAGGTGCTACTGTTGTTGTTGCCGAATCGCCACAGGTATCACAAACTCCATCAATGCCATCTATTCAAGAATCCTTACTTGATCTACCTCAAATTATTCCTGATACCTTAAATAGATATATCAATCAAAAGTTATTATTGGATTTATCATATACCTAAATGTCAACAAAAAGATCTATCTATGAGGAGATATTCATAGAATCCAACGACCAAAAAAAGACTGTTGATATTAAATCTGGAACAGTTTCGGTGGATTATTATGAGGATATTTTTTCCCCAACAATTACCGCAAGAATTGCCGTCATTAATACAGGAAACGCAATTCAAGCATCTGATGATCAAGGAAATCCTGACGGAGCAAAACAGTCAATTTATAACGGTCTTCCATTAAGAGGTGGAGAGAGAGTCTCATTAAAAATTGCTGGAAACTCTGGAACCAATCCAGGACTTGATTTTGCGACAAATCAAAATGATTATTTGTATGTATCAAGTATTTCAAATGTCATCAGTCAGACTCAATCTGAAAGTTTTATTTTGAATCTTGTTTCAAGAGAAGCAATTACAAACGAAACGATCCGTGTTCCTAAAAAATATCCAACAAGTTCTTCAATTGATACAACAGTTGGAGATATTATAAAAAATTATTTAAAAACAGATAAGATTGGTAAAATTGATAAGACCATTAACAAGTATGGGTTTATTGGAAATCTAAAAAAACCTTTTACTCTTTTAGTCTGGCTTGCGTCTAAAGCAGTTCCAGAAATATCTAAAGACGCAAGTGCTGGATTTGTATTTTATCAGACTCAAGATGGATTTCAGTTTCGATCACTTGACGCATTGATCTCACAAGAACCAAGAAGAACCTTTAACGGTCAAGAGTTTGTTTATACTTATACAGATATTAACCAGACAGGAATTGAAAGAAACAATGATTTTATTATATCATCTTATACAACAAATCGTAATCAAAATCTTCTTGAGAAATTGAGACTTGGAACTTATTCAAGTTATAGAATGTATTATGATCCTTTAACTCTTCGATTTACTGATTCTGTATTTAAATTTGATAATTATGTTGGAAAAGCAAAAAATCTAGGAAAAGAACTTCAACTTCCAAATATTTCAAATAGTTCTAATCAATCACTTGGCGATATTCCAACAAGAATTATGACTCAAATCCTTGATATTGGAACATTAGAAAAGGACATATCAAAAGATAAGAACGCAGATCCTTTTCAATATCAATCTCAGGCGTTAATGAGATACAATGTTCTTTTTACTCAAACAGTTAGTATGATTGTTCCTTCTAATACTAATTTAAGAGCAGGTGATATTATTAATTGTCAACTACCAAAAATTAGTAGCAGTGATGGAAATGAGTTTGATCAGGAGCAAAGTGGTCTATATATGATTAAAGAGTTATGTCATCATTTTGATGCCGAAGCTTCTTATACTTCTATGACGCTGATTCGTGATACATTCGGGCAATACGGTACAAATAACAAATAATGGACGAATCCTTACTTAAAAGTAATTTTGTCGGAAGAGATGGTTTTAGATGGTGGATAGGGCAGATTCCACCAACAAAAGATCAAGCTGGTGGAAAACAAGTCAATGGTCCTGGATGGGGAAATCGCTCCAAAGTTCGTATTATGGGATATCATCCCACAAACGAAGAAGAATTGTCAAATGAAGATCTTCCATGGGCACAAGTCTTAATTCCACCTACTGCCGGATCTGGAGGTGGAAATCGATATGATAGTCTCAAATTAGCACAAGGTGATGTTGTTTTTGGATTCTTTCTGGATGGTGATAATGCTCAGATTCCTGTTATTATGGGATCTTTTGGAAGAACAAAGGAATCAAATGCTGCTGGTGGATCTAAAAATTATAAAACTCCATTTGTTCCTTTTACTGGATACAATGATAATATTAAAAAACCACCCAATACTGTTTTAAGTCCTGAAGAGTCTGGAGATCAAAACGCAGCGGCACAAAAATCACCAAGACACGTAGCACCAAGTCAAGCTTCTGGTATTGGATCAAACGAAGTCTCATATTCAAGTGTAATTGGAGACAAAGTTAAGTTTGCTTCTGCCTCACCTGGATCTACAATCAGTAAAATCAACAGTGAAGTTGAAAATCTATTAAACTTTATTCAAAACGTATCAACAATTGTATCAAGTGGTGGAGATTACTTACAAGATTTAATTGCGTTCGAGATTCAACGAGTCACTAAAAAAATACAAGATGTTGTTAGTGGTCTTGTGAATGGAATGGTGAACAAATTGTATAAGGCATTGGCACCTCTGATTAATCAAGGTTTAAAAATGCTTTATAATCTTGTTTATAATCTTGTTCTTGCTGCGACTGGAAGCACATATGTGGCTCACTTAGCAGGAGTTGCGGCACAAGAGGCAATGGTGAACCCTGTTCTTGCGCTTCAGCAGGCAATTCCATCATTGGCAAATACAATTATTGAAGGTCTTGGAGGTCTGATTAGTTCAATTCTAACTTCAGTTGTTGGAAATCTGACTCGATTTACGACTTGTGCTGCCAATCAATTTACTGGAGTTTTGGCAAATAGTGTCATCGGGCAAGTATCAAATAGTCTTGAGGGTCCAATATCAGGAATATCTCAAATCACACAATTCTTTGGTGGATTTAGTGTTGATAATACAATGAGAACAAGTTCAGAACTTCTAGGTGGATTTGGTGAATTAGCCAACGCAGGACAATCTCCATCTAATTTTGAGTCTTCTGTAAATGAATGGATCATTGGAAGAGGTCCAAAGAACGCAAAGACTCCAAGTATTACAGATATATTAGGCACCGCAAATGATGCTTTTGCTCTTGCTAATTCTGTTGGATCGGCAGTTTCAGGAACACAAGCACTCGTAAATGGATTTGATAATTTTGCCACATCCGCAGCAAGTCCAGATATTGGTGAATGTTACTCTGGACCACCTCTTTCTTACGGTGCGCCAAAAGTTAATATTTTTGGAAGTAATGGATCTGGTGCCAGTGCCGTCGCAATTATGGGTAATGTTGTAGGTGAAGGAAGAGATCGAACTGGAAGTGTTATTGGAATCAATATAACCAATCCTGGATCTGGATATGATTTTCCACCTTTCATTGAGATTGAAGATGATGGTAATCAAGGATATGGTGCGATTGGAAGAGCAGTATTAAATGGATCAGGTCAGATTGATTACATTTATGTGGTTTCTGAAGGTGAAAATTATCCAGTCGGTGAACTTGGTGAATATGTTTTAACAGGTGTCAAAGTCGTTGATCCTGGACTTGATTATAATGTTGGAGATACTGTAGTCGATAATCTTGGAAATACTTATACGACTCAAATTGACAAGGGTGGAATCTTTAAAGTTATTCCAGATAAACTTGTAAATATTACTGAACTTCCAGTGTTGACAGTTATTTCTGATGAAGGATCTGGAGCAATTTTACAACCAATCATTGATACACGCACTGCTTACCTAGATAGATTAGATAATAATCAATTGAGAAGAGGCGAAGTCAGCATTAGTGAACTTCAACAAAGCATAGACTGTATTACAAAGTAAAATGGCAGAAAGAAAAAATCAAAACTGGGAACTCAACATTAAAAATGTCTTTGGACCGCAGGCAAGATTTGATTTTTGTAATCCTCAAATGGGACTTAATGGGCAGGATGTCTATACTTCATACTTTAATACAAAACAAAAGGACCAATGTATTGATGCATTGAGCGAGGGTGGACTTAAAAAAATATATAATGATCATGGAATTGAGATTGTAGCTGGTAAAAAAAGTCAATCCACTGGTGTTGATATTAATATTATTAGTAAAAGTGGTGATATTTGTATTACCGCAGAAAAAAATGGATCTATTCGTATTCGTGGAACCAATATTATTGTGGATGCTGATAAAGATTTAACTTTAGTCGCGGGTCGAGATATGACAATGAAAGCAAAAGGTCGATTTTTAATTCAATCAAATCAGGCAGACTGTGATGCTTTGATGGGTAATTTGGCTCCTTCAGGATCTACATTTTTGGATACTTGTTTTGCTGGGACTTATGTGGGTGCTGGTGTTCTTGAACCTCTTGGTGGTGGTCTAGCTGTAGGATTATAAAATGGCGGACTCAACTAATCTTTCAGTATTTGGACAGGCGTCTTATTTTAATGAAAAAGTTACGGCATTCAAAGGAATTGAAACACCAGATTTAAGTGTAGCAGAAATTAGATCATCATCCGGAAGTGTTAATGTATCTGGAGATTTAAATACAACAGGAAATATTGGTGTAACATCAATTTATGCGACTTATGTTGTAGGAACAAGTTTTGTTGGTGTTTTTCCTACGGGAACTACACTTTTATTTCATCAGGCAGCGGCACCAACTGGATGGACAAAACTTACGACTCATGATAATAAAGCGTTAAGAGTCGTATCTGGAACTGGTGGAGGATCTGGTGGTGCTACTAATTTTACAACAGCATTTGCGAGTGGTAGATCTGTAAGTAGCACAACACTTACAACCAGTCAAATACCTGCTCACACTCACCAAGATCGCATTAGTATTGGTATTGATGATAGTAATTTCACTAATGGACAAGATGCTTCTATAAATCTCAGATCAACATCTGATCGCCCCGTGTTGTCTTTTTATGGAACAACCGAATCAACTGGTGGAGGAGGATCTCACAATCACACAGTTGATTTAGATGTACAATACATAGATATTATACTTTGCTCCAAAGATTAAGATTATGGCAAAAATGAAACCAGGAAACTTTTGTCCTTTGATTAAAAAAGATTGTATTGGTATTAAATGTGCTTGGTATACTCAAATGAGAGGTACTAACCCAAATACTGGAGAACCAGTAGATGAATGGGGATGTGCCGTATCTTGGATGCCTGTTTTAGCGGTCGAAGTCGCACAAAAATCAAATCAAACTGGCGCAGCAGTCGAATCTTTTCGTAATGAAGTTGTAAAAGCAAACGCATCAAATCAACAACTTTATATAAATGCTCTACAGCAAGGAGTTGTTCCAGCACAAATTACACCATTAAATCAACCAATTAATATGCTCGAAGGAGAAAGTCATCAATGAGACTTACGATTATTCCTGCCGACAAATATATTGCTATTAATAATCAAAGTATTATTGATATTCAGCAAGATTTTTCTTGGGTTCCATCAAATGTTCATGCTGTTCAGTGGTATAATACCTATGGAGAAGTTGAATATCAGGACGGAACACCAAATCAAAAAATCGAAGAACTAGGAATCTATGAACAAGCAATAACCACATTTAATACTGAAAAGGTGAGATTGGAAAATGAAAAAAATGAAATAGAAAATAGTATAGATTATTGGAAACACTTTAGATCAAAAAGGAGTTATTTATTATCTTTATCTGATTGGACACAAGTTTTTGATGCTCAATTAACTGAAGAAAAAAAAGAATCTTGGAGATTGTATAGACAAAAACTTAGAGACTTACCTAATAATATTTCAGATCCAAAATCACTAATGTTAGATGAAAACCATCCAGATTGGCCTTCCCCACCCTCTTGACACGCCGCCCAAGACCTCCTATAATATGGGGGTAATCAACCAAACCACTAAATGAGTACCGCTCAAGAAACTGTCAAGGGCATCGTGATTGATGTTTGTACTAAGTCCTTCCTTCTGCTCAGCGATCAAGGAAGCACCAAAGA